ACCCGCGCGGCCGTATACGATCAAGGTACTCAAATCTATGGAGGATCGAATGCGCGTTCTGTTGGGTGTTCTGGCTGCGGCTGTGCTGGCGGGCTGTGCTGGCAAGGTGGACTATCTGCGGCCCACGGCCTTTGTGGCACCAGGTGCCAACGTCAAGGTGATCAACCGACCGCGCGACGCGGTCTGGGCCGCCAGCGTGCCGGAGATCAGCAAGCAGTACTACGTGATCAACAATATGGACCGGTCTTCGGGTCTGATGAACCTGAGCTACTCGGGTGACCCGGAGCGGTTCATCGACTGTGGTCAGATCATCTCGTATGTGAAGAACGCCCGCGGGGAGCGTACCTACAACTTCAAGGGCGAGAAGGCCGCGGTCGGCTACGAGATCATGAACGAGCAGGGGCTGTTCTCCATCGATCGACGGATGTCCCTGGAAGGTCGTGTCAACCTCGTGTTCGAAGAGATCGCGGCGAATCAGACCCGCGTCACCGTGAACACCCGCTATGTGGTCACCCGATCGCAGACCGTGCGGGCCGCCGGTGATGGCATCCCGAGGTCGGGGACCGATGTGATCAACTTCAACTCCGGGGGAAGGGCCGCGTTCCCACCTAACGCCAGAGGGGAGTTCTCCGAGTGCGCTGCGACTGGCGCCCTCGAACGCGAGCTGCTCGAGCTGGTCCGTTGATGTCGAGACAGAAGCCCGCTAGCGCGGGCTTTGTTCACTCCAGCGGCAGTGCTAGAACAACAGCCAAGCGCTTCAATCTCAAAGCCTTGCCCCCACCCACAACGCTCGTCCAATGATCTCGATGCCGGGATCGTGCTCGTGGATGTGAATGTCGGGGTAAGTGTCCCGGTCGGGGTTGTCGCTGACGGCTTTCACGCCTGACTTCTCCACCAAGAAGCGCTTGACGAACAACTCGCCTTCGCAGCGGAAGGCGTAAATCTGACGGTCGATGATGCGAGTGCTGGTAGTGCTGACCAGCAACACGGCGCCGTCGGGGATGGTGGGCTCCATGCTGCGACCCTTCACCGAAACGATCACGGCGCTGGCCGGCGTGACACCGATCTCCTGCAGGAAGGAGCGGCGGAAGGTGAGGGCGCTCCGGGTGCCTTCCTCGAAGACCAGCTCGCCGTGGCCAGCTGATACGGCGACATCGACCCGGCGCACTAAAGCGAAGTCGGCCAGCTGAGGCTGCTGGGCTTCGGCGAGGCTATCTATCTCGGCGGCCAGCTCTGGGCTGAAGTCGCGCACCGTGCAGCCGATGAGCTTCGCCATTGCTGCTGCGAAATCCCGATTGATGGCCATCCTTCCTGCAAGACGCTGCGACAGCGCTGACTGGCCGATCCCGAGCGTGGCCGCCACCGACTCCTGCGTCGGCTTCGCACCAGTCCTAGCGGCTTCCGATGCGCACCACTGATCGAACAGTTCGCGGAGGCGAGCAGCGTCTCTTTTCTGCTCTGGAGTCGTGGCTCTGGTGGGCATGCCGTCACCCTAGCCCGGAGGCCCACTTGCGACAATTAGTCTGACTGCGATACACTGATCATTAGTCCGACTAAGACAACACGCATGAACCGCATCCGATCTATCCGCGACCGCCTGGGCGTTACGCAGGCAGAGCTGGCCAAGGCGCTGGGGAAGTCCCAGGGCAATGTCACCTTCTACGAGCGCGGCCAGATGATGCCGCCCGAGGTCGCCCGTCGCCTGATCGCCTTTGCCAACAGCCGTGGCGTCGCCATCGGCTACGACGATGTGTACGGCCCGGCGCTGGAGCCGGGTGAGTCTGGGGTGGATCTGACGGAGTCGGGAGCGCATGCCGCGACTGTCGGCGCCGAGGCGGAGGGCGTCCATCACCACGACGGGGGTATCCAGTGAGCGCGGTGCTTGATGCCGCCTATCAGCTGGTGCACGCCTACCCGGGCGGCGCCGAGTCTTTGGCTCCCCGCATCGGGAAAAACGCGACGACCCTGCGTCACGAGGTGAACCGCACCGGCGCGGCGAAGCTGGGTCTGGGCGATGCGGTGGCGATGAGCGTGATGGCGCAGGACATGCGCGTGCTCAACGCCTTTGCGGCTGAGTGTGGCTGCATGGTGTTGCAGATGCCGGCGCTGCTGGATGGTGATGCAACCGCGATGCAGCGCGTGGCCACGCTGGCTCGCGAGTTTGGTGAGGTGGTGGGCAGCGTCACCGAGGCCGCCGCCGACGGCAAGGTCTCGGCCAACGAGCTGCACCATGTGCAGGAGGAGTGGTCGCAGCTGGTGGCCGCCGGCCAGGCGCTGTTGGCCCACCTGCAGGCGCGTCACGAGGCGGGGATCCCGAAGGGAGGCGACGCATGAGGCCGCCGGGAGAGATCCACCAGGCGCTGCTCGATGCGGCGCGCGAGCTGGTCACGCCGGAGCAGGCGCCGACGCTGGCCGAGCTGGCTCATCGGGCTCAAGTGGGCGCAGCCGTGGCTCGCCGGACTGTCCACAACATGCATCGGCACGGCGCGCTGTGCAAGGTGCGGGAGCGCCGAGTGCCGTACCGAAACCGGCCGGTGTTTGAGTACGCGCCGGCTGACATGGTGGCCAGCGCCGTGGGCCGGGCCGACCTGTCCGCGGTGTTCAGCGCCTGGGCGACGTAAGCGAGGAGCGACCAACTTGTCGAACTGGAACCAGCCGCCGGCGGTGGAGACGCCGGCTGGGCCGAGGGCTTGCCGCCGCTGCGGAGGTTACTCATGACGCCGCGCACACCGCTTCCTCCGATCAACTTCCGGGCGCTGGCCGACAGCCTGCTGTCGATGGCCGAGCATGTGGTGCCGCAGTGGCTGCCGGGCGGCGCGCGCCGCGGCTTTGAATGGGTGTGTGGCTCGCTGCAGGGCGGGGAGGGCACGAGCTGCTCGGTCAACATGCACACGGGCCAGTGGGGAGATTTCGCCACCGGCGAGCAGGGCGGCGATCTTCTTTCCCTGTACGCCGCGATTCACGGATTGAGCCAGGGCAAGGCGGCTGTCAGCGCGGCCCGGGAGTACGGCTTGGAGGATGTGGCTGGCGTGCAGCGAGACGCTCGCCACGTGGCGCCCCCGCGGCCCCCGGCGCCACCGCCAAAGCCCGCGCCTATCGATGAGGGCTGGCAAACCGTGAGACCAGTGCCGCCTGGGGCGCCGCCGGCCCACTTCAAGCACCACCACCGGCAAGAACAGGACATCGAGCACGTGGCCGAGTACCGCCACGGCGCGGAGCTCCACGGCTACGTGGTGCGCTTCCGCACCAGCGACGGCGGCAAGGACACGCTGCCCCGCACCTGGTGCACCAGCGCGCGGGATGGCGCCTCGAAGTGGCACTGGCGGCAGTTCGACGCGCCGCGGCCGCTGTACCTCCCCGGGCACGAGTTGCCCAAGGGGCGCACGGTGGTGCTGGTGGAAGGCGAGAAAAAGGGCGACGCCCTGCAAGCGCTGCTCGATCAAGCCATGCCCGCGGTGTACTGCGTGGCCAGCTGGCCGGGTGGCTGCAAGGCATGGGACAAGGCAGACTGGACCCCGCTGGCGGGCTGCCACGTGTTGCTTTGGCCCGATTGCGACGCCAAGCGTGAGAAGCTCACCCACGCCGAGCGCAAGGCCAACCCCGACAAGGCCGCCCAGGCGGTGATCCAGCAGGCCAAGCCGCTGCTGCCGGCCCTGAAGCAACCGGGCAGCGAGGCGATGTTGAAGATCGGCCACGCCCTGGCGGATGCACACGGCTGTACGGTGCAGTGGCTGCCGATCCCGGCGCCGGGCGAGGTGGCCGACGGCTGGGACTGCGGCGATGCGATCGCTGAGGGATGGGATGGCGCGCGCGTGCTGGCCTTCTTTGCGCAGGCCCATGCGCTGCCCGCGATGCCCGCCGAGGGCGCCGCCGGGGCGATCGCCTCTGCGTCCGATCATCCTGGTGCGCCAGGTGGCGAAGGGCCGCCGCCCGCGCCGCCGGCGCGCGATCCCCTCGCTGAAGCTGCGGACGGTGATGACCCGTTTGCTGAGCACATCGCCTTCCTGTGTGCGCAGGCTAAGTGCGAGCCGTGGGATCTGGGCGTGAACCGCAAGATGGTGATCACGGCTCTGCGCAAGTCGCCGGCGCTGTCGCCCTGTCTCGGCTTCAGTGAACTGACCAGCGCACCCACCACGATGGTGGCCTGGCCGTGGCGCGACAAGCCTGGCCCACTGGCCGACAACGACGACTTGAGGCTGGGTGACTGGCTTTGCAGTACTTACGGGCTCAAGACGGCCAGCCGGGCGGCGCTGGCCGAGGCGATTGACACGGTGGCCGATGAGCGACGTTTCCACCCGATCCGTGAATGGCTGGAGGGACTGACATGGGATGGCAAGCCGCGCCTGGAGCGGTGGCTGATGCACACGCTGCAGATCGACCCGGAAGCGTTGGGCTCACGCCAGAGGCGCTATCTGGAGCTGATCAGCCGGTACATCCTTATGGGCCACGTGGCGCGGGTGATGAAGCCGGGCTGCAAGTTCGATTACTCGCCGGTGCTGGAAGGCCTGCCTGGCATGGGCAAGTCCACGCTGGTCAAGGTGCTCGTGGGCGATGAGTACTTCAGCGACACGCACTTCGACATCGGCAGTGGCAAAGACGGCATGGAGCAGCTCGAAGGGCTGTGGGCCTACGAACTGGCGGAGCTGACGGCGCTGCGGCGGGCGGACAGCGAGCAGGTGAAGCAATTCTTCTCCTCGACGGTGGATCGATTCCGCGGTGCCTATGGCCGCTTCGTGCAGCCGCACCCGCGCCAGTGCGTGATCTGGTGTACTACGAACAAGCGCCAGTACCTCTACGACCTGACGGGCAACCGGCGCTTCTGGCCGGTCTGGGTGAGCCAGCCGGTGCGCACGGAGTGGCTGGCCAAGTGGCGCGGACAGCTGTTCGCTGAGGCGCTTGCCCTGTATGCCCAGGGGGAGCGCTACTACCCCACCCGGGATGAGGAGGAGACCTTCTTCTGGCCCGAGCAGCAGCAGCGCCTGGTGGAGACCTCGGTGCAGGCCCGGCTGTACGAGCTGTTGACCCGGGAGGGATCGACGGCCGGCGAGGGCAGGGCGTCGAACGAGCTGAACGTGCTGACGACCTTCGTCACGCTGCCGATGCTGGTGCGGGCGCTGGGGTCGGATGAGGCGAAGTCCACCAGCCTGCTCGAAGGGCAGATCCGCGGGTGGCTGGAGTCGCAGGGGTGGGAGTCGGCACGCGAGTCGACCGGGCAGCGGCGGCGAGGCTATCGCCAGCCGGCGCAGTGGCCACCCAAGGCAGATGAACAGGATGAGGGCACGCCGACGGCGAAGCCCTCCGCAGAACCCACCACGCCCGCGCGGGCGGAGGAGGGCTTTGGAGGCAGTGACGATGAGCCGTTTTGACCAGCGATCGCAGCGCGCTGCTGCGGAAAAGGTCGTGGCTCGGGATACGCCACGGCAGACACCGACGACGGGAGGCGTGATGCGCGGCCGTCGGTGTGGTGCCGTGGTGGGGACGTCGCTGCATGCGCCGATGACGTAGCGGGTGGGGTCAGGGCTGCGTGGCTGGACAGCCGTCCACACGTCCACGCATCCCATGGAGGCCACGGCCGGCCCAGGCTGTCATCACTGGGCCAGTCGGAGCCGCTGCATGGCCGAAGGCAACGCGCTCTCAGAAATGCGGGCGGGCGGATGGGGGCGCGTGTGTGCACACGCGCGCACGAGGTTGGTGTGTGTGTGGTGATGTCAATGAATAAAGGTGGACGGATGGACGGAACGACGACAGCAGCGATCACACCGCAGGAAGTCGAGCGGCGGGTGGCGGAGATCAAGGCCTACATGCCACGCACGTACCAGGCGATTCAGGCAAAGGCAGCAGAGATCGGGCGGGATGCCTATGCCCACGTTCGCCACGGGCTGGCCGGCGCGCCGAATCGGTTCTACGCCATTGAGGCCGGCCGGGTGATGGGCACGCCCTTTGACCTGCCCAACGTGGCACCGGAGCTGGCGCGCCTGATCGTCCAGTTCGGATGCGAGTTCATGATCATGTGGGCGCCGACGGCGCAGAAGGGTGGACCGGATGGCACGCATTGAGTGGGTCAAGCAGCGGCTGGTGGTATGGGCTGCATGGCGCAGTCGCCGGGATTCGGGTGGCCAGGGCTACCCGACACAGGCTGCCTTCACCAAGCTGGTGGTGGACAGCAGCGGCTACCGGGAGGCGTGGGTGAGTTCGGTGGATGACACTGAGGCTTCCCTCACCGATCAGGCGGTGCAGTCGCTGCGGGCTGACAAGCCGCACCTGCACCGCACGGTCGAGCTGATCTACCTGGAGGACACCGGCATCCGACGTGCGGCGGTGGCGCTGTGCTGTGCCGAGTCCACTGTGAAGGCAAGGCTGGAGCAGATCGACCATGAGGTCGCAACCTGGTTGCGCAACCGTCAACAGGCGCGCGAGCAGGCTGAGCGGAGTTTTACGACATAGACTTTTTGGGTAGAGTTCAGGCAAGCTGCAGCGAGCGTGTCACCTGACCTCTCGCACACCGCCCAAACCCCGCAAGCCTCCACCCTTGCGGGGTTTTTCTTTGGGGCCATCGGGCCAGCGCGTCAACAGTGAATCAGGCTCGGCGTGCTGACCCGATGGTGTGAGTCGATCTGCCGTACTGGCACTTCACCATCGTCCACCATGCCCAGCACTGCACCTCGGCCCTGCACTCATCCAGGCTGCGGTCGCCTGTCCCGTGATGGATCGGGGCGCTGCGACCGCCATCCCCGGCAGGACTGGAGCAAGCCAGCGGACGCGCCCAAGCGTATGGCGGGCAGAAAACTGCAGGCGGCCCGCGCTCGTTTGTTTGCGGATCAGCCACTGTGTGTGTTGTGCGAGCGCGAGGGCCGTGTCAGGCTGGCCACGGAGCGAGATCACGTGGTGCCCTTGAGCGAGGGTGGCGTGGATGACGACAGCAACGTGCAGGGCCTGTGCAGCGAATGCCACGAGGGCAAGTCGCTGGCCGAGCGGCTGCGGGCGCAGCGACGTGCCCGGCTCTGACCCGGGGGGAGGGCAAATCTCTGGCCCGACCCCTTGGAAACCGATCGCGTAGCCAAATTTTTGCGCGCGCAAGTTTCGGGAGGGGGGGTACCTCTCCCATCCACCACCCGAGGAAGTTCACCATGAGCGGAACCCGCGGGCCGCTGCCGAAGCCTGCGGCCCTCAAGCACCTGGAAGGCAATCCGGGCAAGCGTGCCCTGAACCTGGCCGACGGCGTCAACCCGCGGATCGAGGTGCCGCCCGCGCCCAAGCACCTGAGCAAGGAAGCGGCCAAAGAGTGGAAGCGCATCACGCCCCACCTCGAAGAGCTGGGCCTGATCAGCGCGATCGACCGGGCCGCCCTGGCGCTGTACTGCCAAGCCTACGGCCGACTGGCCGAGCTGGAGGAAGCTTTCAAGGGCAAGGTGGCCAAGATCCAGGCCGATGAGGGCGTGGACTACGCCGAGGCCGTGTATCGCGCCAGCCGCACGCAGACCCCGAGCGGCTACGAACAGCAGAGCGTGATCGTCCAGCTGATCGGCAGCCACCGCCTGCAGGTGCATCGCCACCTCATGCACTTCGGCTTGAGCCCGGCGGCCCGCGCGAGGGTCCAGCCCTCGAACTACCTGCAGCCCGAACTGCCCGGCATGGAGCAGGCGCCGGCCAAGCCAACTGGCTTTGCGGCGTTTGCAGGCGCGACCTTGCAGTGAACCGCTACGTCGAGGCCGGCCTGCAGTACGCGAGGTCGGTGATCGCCGGAGAGATTCCGGCCTGCAAGTGGGTGCGCCTGGCGTGTGAGCGCCAGCTGGCCGACCTGGAGCGCCCTGAGAGTGACGACTGGCCTTGGGTGTTTGACCCGGCCCGCGCTGAGCGCCCGTGCGCCTTCATCGAGCTGCTGCCTCACATCAAAGGCAAGTGGGCGCGTGAAGGACGCCTGATCACGCTGGAGCCGTGGCAGTGCTTCATCATCACCACGGTCTACGGGTGGGTGCACCGCGAGACGCGGCTGCGCCGCTTCCTGGAGGCGTACGAGGAAGAGCCGCGCAAGAACGGGAAGAGCGCCAAGGGCTCCGGCCTGCTGCTCTACATGCTGACGGCGGATGGCGAGCACGGCGCCGAGTGCTACACCGCGGCCACCACCCGCGACCAGGCGCGAATCGTCTTTGACGACGCCAAGGCGATGGCCCAGCGCTCGCCCGGGCTGAGCACCCACCTCGGGCTGGCCATCCTGCAGCACTCGCTGACAGTGGCGGCCAAGGCCAGCAAGGCCGCGCCACTGGCCGCCGAGGGCAGCACGCTCGACGGCCTCAACGTCCACTTCGCGCTGCTGGACGAGCTGCATGCCCACAAGACCCGGGCGGTGTACGACGTGATCGACACCGCGCGCGGTGCGCGCGAGCAGTCCCTGCTGTGGACGATTACCACCGCCGGCACTGATCGCAGCGGCATCTGCTACGAGCGCCGAACCCATGTGACCAAGATCCTGGAGGGCGTGGTCCGCGACGACCGGGTCTTCGGGATCATCTTCACGATCGACGAGGGGGATGACCCCTTCGATCCGAAAAGCTGGGCCAAGGCCAACCCGAACTGGGGCGTCTCGGTCATGCCGGACGAGATGGCGGCGCAGGCTCGCAAGGCCGAAGCCATGCCGAGCGCGCTGAGCAACTTCCTGACAAAGCGGCTCAATGTCTGGGTGTCGGGCGAGTCGCCCTGGATGGATATGCGAGCCTGGGACCGCTGCGCGGATCCCGCGCTGCGCGACTGGCGGCGGTTCGCGGGCGTCAAGGCCTGGATCGGACTGGACCTTGCCCAAAAGCGCGACTTCGCCGCGCTGGTGGTCGCCTTCGAGCATGAGGGCCTTTGGCACGTGTGCACACGTCTGTACCTCAACGAGCTGGCCATTCAGGAAAGCGGCAACGCTCACCTGAGCGGCTGGGCCCGGCAGGGCTACGTGCAGGTGACCGACGGCGACCTCACCGACTTCGATGTGGTGGCCGACGACCTGCGGGAGCTGTGCCGCACGATGGACGTGCAGGAGATCGCCTTCGACCCGGCGCTCTCCATGTACTTCGCCGGCAAGCTGATCGAGGAGGGTTTGCCGCTGGTGGAGATCACCCAGCGGGCCATGTTCTTCACGCCGCCCCTGATCCAGGTGGAGAACCTGGTGCACGAGCGAAAGCTGCGGCACGACGGCAACCCGGTGATGACCTGGATGGTCAGCAACCTGGTCGTCAAGGTCAGTAAGTTCAACGAGCTGAGGGCGCCCACGAAAGAGCGCCCCGAAAACAAGATCGACGGCCCGATCGCCATGTTGATGGCGCTGGGTCGAGCCCTGTCTGGTCAAGACGCCGAAAAATCCTTCTGGGAAACCGCCGAGTGAAGATCTTCAACTGGACGTTCGGTCGCCGTGCGAAGGAGCTGACCTATGACCAGATCGCCGGTCTGATCGACGACCGCATCGGCAGCGTGGTGGCCGGCTATGCCGTCAGCGACAAGACGGCCCTCCAGGTCACCACCGTGCTGGCCTGCGTCCGCGCCATCGCGGACGGCTGTGCCACACCAGCGCTGCACGTGTACCGGGACGACGCCAACCGCCGCCGCGAGTTGGCGACCAATGTGCCCGAGTACCGCCTGCTGTCCCGCCGCCCCAACGAGTGGCAGACCTCTTTTGAGTGGCGCCGGATGATGACCATTCATGCGGCGCTTTGCGGTGCCGGCCTTTCGATCAAGGTCCGGGGAGCGAACCGCCGTGTACGCGAGCTGATCCCGGTCGAGCCGGGGAAGTGGGATGTGCAGAAGGTGTCGCGCTACGAGCTGCGCTACCGCTGCTGGGATGAGTTCGGTCTGATCGGCGAGTTTGAGCCTGATGACGTCTTCGTTCTCAACAACCTGCAGTGGCAGTGGCACAAGCAGCTCAACGCTGTCGCCCTTGCCCGTTCGGCCATTGGCTTGGCCATCGCTACCGAGCGCAGTCAGGAAAGCTTCCACGCCAACGCGCTGCGCCCCAGCGGAGCGTGGAAGGTCGACCAGAAGCTCACCGAGGAGCAGCACGCAAAGCTCACCCGCTGGGTCAAGCAGATGGCCAACCGCGAGAAGCATGGCGACCCCCTGATCCTCGACAGCGGCGCTACCTGGCAGCAGATGACCATGACGGGCGTCGATGCCCAGCATGTTGAGACGCGCCGCCTGCAGATCGAGGAAATCTGTCGGGCGTACGGCGTGTTCCCGATCATGGTCGGTCACTCTGACAAGACCGCCACCTTCGCCAGCTCGGAGGCCTTCTTCGCCGCGCATCTGGTTCACACCCTGATGCCCTGGCACACCGCGTGGACCCAGCGGATCGACGAGATGCTGCTCGATGGCAGTGGCCCTCTGTACGCCGAGTTCGACACGCGCTACCTGCGCGCGGGCGCCATGAAGGACCGCGCCCAGTGGGCCCGAACGATGACCGAAATGGGCATCTACACCCGCAACGAGATCCGGGATGAGGAGGGCAAAGACCCCCTGGACGGGCTCGATGAGCCGCTGACCCCGATGAACATGACCCAAGGAACCAGCAATGATTCGCAAACACCCCCAAGCGATGCCCCGGCTTGAAGTCCGGGAGGCCGGCGGTCGCGAGATCCGCGCTTTTCCGCTGCACATCAAGAGCGCCGGCGAAGACGGCACGGTCGAAGGCTATGGCTCCATGTTCGGTGTCCGTGACGCTTACGACGACGTGATCGCGGCCGGTGCTTTCGCCGCCAGCCTGGCTGCCCACAAGGCTGCCGGCACGATGCCCGCCATGCTGTGGCAGCACTCCTCGGCTGAGCCGATCGGGGTGTGGACCGAAATGGTCGAAGACGCCAAGGGCTTGAAGATCAAGGGCCAGCTGGCACTCACCACCGCCCGCGGCAAGGAAGCCCACGAGCTGCTGAAGATGGGCGCCCTCAACGGCCTGTCGATCGGCTTCATGTCGCGCCAGTGGGAGTACGACCGCGACACCGACATCCGCACCCTGACCGAGGTGGATCTCTGGGAGGTCTCCCTGGTCACCTTCCCGGCCAACCAGGCGGCCCGGGTCACCAACGTCAAGGCCGGCGACATTGCCGAGCTCAAGACCGTGCGCCAGCTCGAGCGCGCCCTGCGGGACGCTGGGCTCTCGGAAGGCGCGGCCAAGGCCTTCGTGGCTCAGGCCAAACGCATTGCTGCAGATGAGCGGGACGCTCAGGACGCGGCGGCGGCACTCAAGGCGGCCGATCGGCTGCTTGCCTCTCTCACCACCTCCTGACCAACCCTTCAAGGAACCCTGACCATGAAAAAGTCGCTTGTGGCCATGATGGCCACCCATTTCAGCGCCTTCCAGGCGCGCCTGGCCACCTCGGCCGCCCGCTACGAAAAGCGCGAGGAGCCGTCGATCAAGTCCATCGCCGACGCCCTGGACAAGATCAACACGGCCTTCACCGAGTACAAGTCCACCAACGACAAGCGCCTGGAAGCCCTGAAGGAGGGCAAGGCCACCGGCGACCTCGATGCCAAGCTGGCCAAGATGGACGCCGACATGAACAAGCTCGGCGAACTGAAGTCCGAGCTGGAGAAGCTGCAGACCAAGCTGTCCCGCCCGGGTGTCGGCAGCGGCTCCGGTGACAAGCCGGCAACGCCCGAGGCCGAGGCCTACAAGAGCGCGTTCCTCAGCTGGGTGCGCAACCCGAGCGACCCGGAGCGCCGCACCGCGCTGCAGCAGCGCGCCAAGGATCTCCGCAAGGTGTCCGCCAAGGCCTTCGGCGACGACGACGGCTTTGAGACCCGTGCCGCCCAGACGGTCACCAGCACCGGTTCCGCCGGCGGCTTCGCGCTGCCCGAGCAGATCGAGCAGCAGATCGCCCGTCTGTCGGTGGACATCTCCCCCATCCGCCAGCTGGCCACCGTTCGCACGGTCGGCACCCCGGATTACAAAGAGCTGTTCGACGTGAACGGTGCGGCGTTTGAATGGGTGGGTGAGGCTGGCGCGCGCAACCAGACCAACACCCCCGACCTCGCCGAAGTCGCGCCCACCTTCGGCATGGCCAGCGCGCGCCCGCAGGCCTCCGAGGAGTCGCTCGACGACCTGTTCTTCGACGTCGAGAGCTGGCTGATCAGCTCGGCCGCCGAGGCCATCGCTCAAGGCGAAGGCGCCGCCTTCATTGGCGGCTCCGGCACCAACCGGCCCACCGGCTTCCTGACCGGCCCCGCGCCGGTGGTGACCGCCGACAGCACCCGCGCCTTCGGCACGCTGCAGTACATCCCCAGCGGCCAGGCGGCTGCCATGCCGACCAGCCTCGATGTCTTGCACGACCTGGTGTACAGCCTGCGCGCCCGCTACCGCGCCAACGCGGTCTGGATGGCGTCCAAGATCACCTTGTCTTCGCTGCGCAAGTACAAGGCCACCGATGGCCAGTACCTGTGGCAGCCCGCGGTCGTCGCGGGCCAGCCGGACGCCTTCATGGGCTACCGGGTGGTCGAGGCCGAAGACATGCCGGTGGTCGCGGCCAACTCGTTCCCGCTGGCGTTTGGCGACTTCCGCGAGGGTTACCTGATCGCCGATCGCGTGGGCATGCGCATCACCCGCGACGAAATCACCACCCCGGGCTTTGTGAAGTTCTACGTGCGCAAGCGCGTGGGCGGTCGTCTCCGCAACACCCAGGCCATCAAGCTGCTGCGCATCTCGACCACCTGACGGCGAGCTGCCACATCCCCCAGGCCGGCCCGGCCAGCTCAGCTGGTCGGGCTTTTTCCTTCCTGCAACGGAGAAATTCATGAAGCTCAAAGTCAACAAGCCGTTCGAGTGGGCCCATCAAGGCGTCCGCATCGAAGCCTTCGAGAAAGGCCAGACCATCGAGACCGACGACGAGGATCTGATCCGCGTGTCGCTCGAAGAGAAGTGGACGTCCCGCGCCACCGGCGCATCCCAGACCCAGGCCCCCATCGCGGCGCCGGAAGCCGAAGCGGGCGTCGGCGCCGCCACCGGCACCGGCGAGTCGGGCAACGCAGCGGAGTGATGCCACCATGCGCGCTTGGCTGAAAACCCTGCAGCGCCTTGGTGCTGCGCTCCTGCTGGCTTTCGCCAGCCTCATCACCCTGCCGGCCCACGCCGTCGCGCTGACCGACTTCGCGGAAAACCGCCTGGTCGATGCGCTGATGCGTGGTCAGACGCTCAGCGCGCCGACCACCTGGTGGATCGGCCTGGACACCGTGGCCTGCACCGAGGCGGGCGGCGGGACCGAGGTCACCGGCGGCAGCTACGCCCGCGTTGCCGTCACGGCCAGCCTGGCCAACTGGGCCGGCACACAGGCTGCCGGCTCCACGGTGGCCAGCTCAGGCACCAGCGGCACCACCAGCAACAACGCCGTGATCACCTTTCCCACGCCGACTGCGGGCTGGGGCACCGTGGTCTCGGTGCGGTGGTGGGACGCGTCCACCGGCGGCAACGCCTGGATCTGCGTCAACCTGACCGTGAGCAACACGATCAGCACTGGCAACGCGGTCAGCTTCCCGGCCAGCTCGCTCACCTTCCAGGTCGACAACTGAATGGACCCGATCGATCTCGAGTTCCGCGTAGGGCGGCTGCCTGCAGCCGCGCCTGCGGTCGGCGGCGAGCTGTCAGCTGAGGAGCTCGATGCCAACTTTTCGAACTTGAGGACCGCTTGCGAGCAGCTCGACGCCGAGAAGATTGGTGTAGCCGACGCCGCGCCGCTGACCGCCCTGTCTTTGCCGGTGGTGGGCTCCGATCAGGTGGTGGTGTTTCGCGGCGGCCAGGGCTATCTCGCTCCGGCCACGGCGTTTGGCGTGGCCAACTCCGCGCCAGGCGCTTTCTCCGTTGGCCAGTGGGCGGTCAGTCCGATCGCGGGCGGTCTTCGCTTCAACATCACGGCGCTCCCGACTGACGGAGGCAGCGCAATCACGGCGCTGCAGTACCGCCTCAGCTCCGGCGACGCTCCGGTGAACTTCACCGGCACCGGCACGGGCATCCGGGACATTACCGGCCTGGCCGCCACCTCGCGCGATACGCAGGTCCGCGCGGTCAACGCGGTTGGCGCAGGCCCATGGAGCGATGTCAAGACTGTGACGCCGGGCGCGGGAGCAGGGGGCGCCATGTCCGTGGTCAACGCGACCAACGGCGAAACCTTCGGGACAGGGGTCGCAATCACGTTCCCAGCGGTTGGGAGTGGCAACAGCATCGTGATTGCTTGCACCCAGGACAAGCCCACGGTGCGCGTCAACGGCTCACTGGAGGCCGACGCATCGACCACCACGCTGTTCGGCAACTACACGCACTTTTTCCACATCGACAACATCACCGACGGGCGCACGTCTGTGACGCTGACCGCCTTCAACCCGACGGCCGCAGACTCCAACTTCGCCTGGTGTGTGTATGAGCTCAACGCTGCCGGGGTGGTTGTTGCATCCACGATCGCCAGCGCCACCGGCAATGACACGGCGCCAGTGGTGGGCTTCACGACGACCGCGGCCGACGCGGCGGCGTTCAAGGCGGTGAAGCTTTCAAATGGCACCACGCAAACGGCTGCGAATGGGTGGGTGGCTGTCCCGGGGGCATCTTCTTTTGACCCTTTCGGCTACATCGCCAACGCTGGCGCAGCTGGGGCAAAGACCAGCGACATGACGCTGGGCGCAGGCCGCCAGTGGGGCGCAGTCGTGCAGGCATATCGGAGGGCGTAAGTGTCCTTCGTCACCTACCCGGGCGCCAACGTCGGGCTGCTGCTGAAAACCGTTCAAGCGGTCAGCTTGGCCAGCGCGCCGCCGCCCCCGCCGCCTCCGCCCCCTCCGGGCTCTGTCACGCCCGCGCTCGTCGTGGGCTACATGGACGCCAGCGGCAATCGGCAGTGGACGACGGTTGTGGACACGGTGACGACGATCACCGGCACCGCGCCGTTCTTGGTCGAGTTCTACGGCGGCGATTCGGTGTCGGCCCAGACGGACAGCGACACGCCGGCAAAGGCGTTCCACAACCTCGGCTTCCTGATGAACTACGGCGAGGATCTCGGCGGAAACTGGTCGCTGTCTGGCCTGCCCCGTGACACCGACCGAGGTGCGCCGGTGTTCGGCCACACCTACACAACGCCCGGCGAGCATCAGGCCAGCCTGCTATGCCGTGATTCGGCGGGCAATCAGAACCTGATCCGCGTCAACGTCGTGGTGACGGCGCCGGGCGCTGGCGTGACGATGACCCCGGGCGTGCTGCCGACCTTTGCCGACAACACGGTCTACAACGCGCCGGCCGGCGGGACGTGGCCAAACATCACGAACCAGCTCGACGGCCGGCGCAACATCATCATCCGCAAGACGGGCAGCGGCGCCGATCCAGTGTTCGGCACGGTCACACTGGACGGCCGGAACGAGCCAAATGCGACGATCACGCGCACGGGCGGCATCCGCTTCCTGAACTGCGACGTGGCGACGGTGACCTGCGGGAACGTGGGCTTCGACTACTGCGCCTTCGTCGGTGGCCGGGTGCGCCAGATCAACCTGCCGCCCATGCTGAACGGCGCCAACGAAATCTTCGCGCAAAGCCGCACGGCGCTCCAGGCGTCCAACGTCCGCATGATCCGCGGCCTGATGCTGCAGGACACGGGCGTGCTCGGTGAGTCGAACGCGGCCGGCTACAACCTGATCGGCGAGGGCCGCGGCTTCCACTTCAAGAACGTGGCGTCCATCAAGACCTCGACCGCGCAGCACAACATCCGGGGCGTTTTCACCTACAGCAGCTTCCGCCACGGCTTCCTGCGAAACACGGTGGCCGGCAGCGTGAGCTTCTTCAAGTTTCAGGGCTGGGGCGCGACGGCCGCAAGCAACACGCCAGACCCATGGCGCGACGACGACACCGTGGTGGACTACCCCGCCGGTCGCGTGCTGGGCCTGCCATCGTCGCGCTTGGTCATTGTGGACAACATCATTGGCCAGGCGGGCGACCCGAACCCATCGGCCAACGCAGGCGCCGGCCCGCAGAACAACCTGCCCACCAGCCCCGAGGGTTGCGAGCTGGTGAGCTTTGAATACAACCGCTTCGCGGCCACCACCCAGTGGTTCACGATTGACCTGAGCGGCCGCAACCTGGGCGCGCGTGAGAACCGCCTGAACCTCGGCGCCGGCGCAGTCGTCGATGTCGCCGCCGGCACCAACCATTCCGAGTTCCCCGCTGGCCGTATCCCGCCCGGTTGGCAGAGCCCGTACATGACCACCGGCGCGCGCCCGGTTCCTGTTCCTTAAGGTAGCCCATGAGCAACGCCACCCTTCCCGCCATCGGTATCCCGGTCGCCACGCGGCAAGTGACAACGCCCGGGGGCGATCACGTGCAGTACGTGGGTTTGGACGTCGGCAACGGGGACAACACGGGCTCCCGCTCGGTGTTCGACCGCGGCACCATACCCCGCTCGATCGACCCGGGCGTGCCCGTGCGGCCGATCCCCGCCGACTTCTGGCGCTGCGGCTTTGCTGGCGTCGGCGCGGGCCTCGTTACCGCCGACCTCACCTTGCTGCAGACCGGCGCTGGCATGACGGTCAGCCAGGCCGGTGGCAACCTGGTCATCGCCACCGGCACCACGGCCAACGCCGAGACCGTGATCCGCAGCAACCGCACCTTCCGCGGCGGCCTGGCCAAGCGGTTCAAGATGATCCTGTCGCAGCGGATCGCCAACCAGACCTTCCGCGTCGAGCTGGCTGACCTGGTGGGCGATGCGCTGGCGTACACGATCAACAGCGCCACCAGCGTCACCGTCAGCTTCCCCGCCGGCACCAACCCGTTCACCGCCGCCAACGTCGGTCAGTCGATGCGCCTGTCGCGCATCGCCGGCGCGGCCGGCGTCCCCGGGCGCTACGCCATTGCGAGCGTTTCGGGAGACACGGTGACCTTCACGGTGGCCGGCTGGCCCGCCACCGGCACCGGCACGCTCTCGCTCTATGGCCGCAACGCCATGTGGGCGGAGTACAGCGGCACAACGGCCACCAACGCGATCGCCGACGCGGCGCGCGACGGGTGGGCCTCCGGCAACACCACGCTCACCATCAACACCACGGCAAGCCCTGGCCATGTCCTGCAGCTGACCACCGACACGCTGTCGGCAGCGTGGTCCGACGCGCTGGTGGCCAGCGCGACCGCCCAGCAGTGGACCGCGCGCGGCAACCGCATCGAGAACATTCCCGACGACGACGTTGAGCTCTACCTGTTCATTGTGGTGCAGAACGGCAGCACTGCGCCGGCCAGCACGACGACCATGACCATGGGGTATGTGCAGGTCGAGATGCAGGGCCGTCAGAAGGTGCGCATCGCCACCTCGGACCAGGCTGGCGCCACCCAGGGCGTGCCGGTGAACGTGCAGGGCGTGGTCCCTGTGAGCATGGGCACCAACACCCCCCAGCTGTCCGCCGGCACCAACCGGGCCGGCTTCGTGGCCGGCGCGGGCATCTGGTTCGACGACACGAGCACGTCGCTGGCCGCCAATGCCACCTTCACGGGCACGAGCCGCGACCTCACCGTCACCGCCACGGCCACGGCCTTTGCCAACGCCGCGACCTATGCACAGGAGCTGCGCGTGTCGGCTGAAGCGGACGTAAGCGGCACGTTATGGCTGGAGGTCAGCCGGGACAACACCACCTGGCGTCGGGTCAAGGCCGTGCCCACGGCGGCCGTGGCCGGCGGTGGCCACTACGCCGAGATCGTGCACCGTCCGAGCTGGCGCTACGCCCGCGTGGGCTTCACCAACGGCGCCACCGTGCAGGCCCGCCTCACGGTGGGCTCCGTGCTGATGGCCGCCTGACGCTCGATCGCTTATGTCGCTGCTGCTGCTTTTCAATGCCCAGGCCGCTTCGGCTGGTACGGGATACGCGGCATCGGGCGTGTACGCCAGCGGTTACGGGCCCAGCAGCTCTGCCTCTGGCGCCGTGGATCTTGGCGCATCAGCGCTGGGGACCGCCTCCGCCAGCGCTGCGCTGGCCCTGGCTCGGACGTTGCAGGCCAATGCGACAGGCCAGGCAAGTGGCTCCGCCCAGCTGGCCTCTGGAACCACCCTGGCTGCCGTTGGCCTTGCTTCGGCCAGCGGCAGCGCCACCATGGCGCGCCAGATCCCGCTCAGCGCTGCCGCTGTCTCGGTGGCCACCAGCGGCGCGCAGTTGGCCGTGGCGGTATCGCTGCAGGCGTCTGCACTGGGCCAGGCGTCGGGCGCGGCGGTGTTGAGCGTCGCCATTCGCCTGGCCGCCGGAGCGCTGGCGGTCGGCAGCGCCCAAGCCACCCTGCTGGTGGACGTTCCCCTGTCGGCCGCGGCGGTTGCCCAGGCCGCCGGGCAGGGCGTGCTGACCGTCACGGCGGTCCTGCGCGCCGATGCCGTGGCCAACGCCACCGGATCCGCACAGCTTCTGCAAGGCATTCAGCTGAGCGGCGACGGTGGAGCGATTGCCACAGGTGAAGGCGCGCTGGAGGTGGTCAGTCAGTACGCCAGCGCCCCCGCTGGCAATGGCTACAGCCGGCCCATGCCGCATATATTCCGCCCGGCGCGCCCGGCCCGCTTCACTTCATCCAAGAGGCCTCGTCGATGACTGTCTTCCCCCGCCGCGCCGGTCCGCCGGCGGCCGAGCCGCTCACGCTGTCCGAGGTGCTGATGCACTTGCGCGAAGACGCCGGCGTGGCCGACGCCTACCTCGGCGCGCTGATCACTGTCGCCCGTGAGGCCTGCGAGGAGCGGACCGAGCGGAGTCTGGTCACCACGCCCTGGCGCCTGACGCTCGATGCCTTCCCGGAGGCCATCGAGCTGCGGCGCGGGCCGGTGATTCAAGTGCAGTCCGTCAAGTTCATCGGTCCGGCCGGCAACGAGCTCACGCTGGACCCCGCCGACTACCTCCTCGACAGCGTCAGCGACCCCGGCTACCTGGTGCCTGCGCCCAATCGCGCGTGGCCGGAAACCATGGAGCGCATCAACGCGGTCACCGTCGAGTACACCGCCGGCTATGGCGCCACCGGAGCCAGCGTGCCCGCGCCGCTGCGCCACTGGATGCTGTTGGTCATCGGCGACCTGTATGCCAACCGCAATCAGAGCGCTGAGCGGCCCGCCATCCCTCAGGACTTCGCTGCCGCGCTGATTGCTCCCTACCGGGTGTGGGGTGTCTGATGGCCATGGATCCCGGCAAGCTGCGTCACCGCGTGACCCTGCAGGCCCGAGGCGCCGGCAGCGACGCGCTGGGCCAGGCCAGTGGCGCGTGGCAGACCCTGGCCACCGTCTGGGCGCAAGTCACGCCGCTGCGTGGCCGCGAGTACTTCGCCGCGGCCGCTGTGCAGCAGGAAGACAGCATCAAGGTCACCATCCGCCACCGTGCTGATCTGACCGCTGGCCACCGCCTGCTCTGGCGCGGCCAGCCCTATGACATCACCAGCGCCGTGGACGTGGCCGGCCAGCGCGAGTGGACCGAGATCCTGGCCATCACCGGAGGTCGCGATGGCCGGTGAAGTGGTCGGACTGCCCGATCTCAAGCGCCAGCTCGAGGCCCTGCCGCGGGTGATGCGCCGCCGTGTGCTGCGCAACGCGCTCGCCGCCGGCGCCCGCCTGGTGCGCGACGAGGCGCGCCGTCGCGCGCCGGTGCTCTCCCCAGAAAACAGCCGCCGCGCGCCGTACCGCCAGCCCGGCACCGTCCGCAAGGCAATCTCGGTGCGCACCAGCAAGGATGCCCGCCGCGAGGGCAACGTGGGCGTCTTCGTCAACGTACGGCCCGCGCGCAAAGGCGCCGCCGGCGCCCGCAACCCGCAAGACCCTTTCTACTGGCGCTTCCTGGAGTTCGGCACCAAGAAGATGGCCGCGCGGCCGTTCCTGCAGCCGGCTACCGCCCAGCTGCGTCAGGCGCTCACCGTGTTTGAGACCGAAGTTGTGCGCTGGATCAACAAGGTCAACGCCCGAGGCAACGTGTCATGAGCATCGAAACCACCCTGGCGGCGCTGTTGCGCAACAACCCGGGCCTGCAGGCGCTGGTGGGCACGCGCATCGCGGCCGACCGCGTTGAGGCCAAAACGCCGCTGCCCTACGTGGTGTTCACCCGCACCGGCACCGAGTCCTTCGTCACCTTGGACAACACCCTGTTGGGCGAGCGCGCCTTCGTCGAGTTGCAGTGCTGGGCCGAGTCGCGCGGCGATGCCGACGCGGTGGCCGCGGCATGCGAGGCTGCCATCCGCGGCGCTGGCCAGCAGATCACCAACCGCGCCGGCGCGACCGACACCGAGCTGGACCTGCAGTCCACCACCCTCACCGTCGAGTGGTTTGCCACCACCTGACCCTGTTCCCGATCGCGGCGCGTGCCGCACCCACCCCAGCCGCCCCCGGGCGGCTTTTTTTATCCTGAAAGGAAAGCAAGATGGCCATCACCCTGGCAACCGGCACGCAAGCCGCCATCGCGTCTGCCTACGGCAGCTCGTCCAACATCACTGCCATCACCAACGCCGCTCAGGCGGTGGCCACGCTGGCGGCTGGCCACGGCGTCGTCATCGGCGACTTCGTGGAGGTCACCAGCGGCTGGGACCTCATCACGGGCCGGATCTTCCGGGTGGCGAACGTGGCCACCAACGACGTCACGCTGGAAGGCTGCAACACCGTCAACCTGTCCAACTTCCCCGCCGGTGCGGGCATCGGCTCGATCCGCCGCATCACCACCTGGACGCCGATCACCCAAATCCAGGGCATCGAGACCAGCGGTGGCGATCAGCAGTTTGCCGATATCACCACGATCGTCGACCGCACCCAGAAGCAGATCCCCACGGTGCGCAGCCCGCAGCAGATCACGCTCACCGTGTTCGACGACCCGGCCCTGGGCTGGTACGCGCCGGTGCAAACCGCGGCCGATGGGTCGTTGATTGCCGCCATGCGCTTCATCTTCCCCAACGGCTCGCGCCTGGTGGCCAGCGGCTACTGGTCGCTGCAGAAGACGCCGACCGTGCAGGCCAACCAGCCGCTGACCGCCGCGATCGGCTTCTCCGCCGCGGCTGAGCCCACCCGTTACGCGACCTGATGCCCATGATCGACATCAACGATCTGCGCCGCAAGGCGCTTGCGGCCCGGGAGTTCACCGTCGAGGTCGGGCAGGCGCGGTACACGCTGCGTCTGCCCACCCAGCACGAGGTCGAGCTGGAGTCCCTGCGCACACGTGTGCACGAACCCGACTCCAGCGCTGCGCGCAACTCGCTGTTGACCCGGCGGCTGCTGCAGCGCTCGGTGGTGGGCTGGACCGGTGTGACGACCGCCCAGCTCGCTCCCGACGCGGGCCAGGAGCTGGTCGACCACGCGCCCGAGCTGGTGGAGCTGCTGCTCGACCACGACCTCGACACCGCGCAGCGCCTGCTGGACGCTTTCATCGAGGCGTTCAACCGCCGGCGCGAGGCGCGCGAGGCCGCCGCAAAAAACTGAGCGCGCGCATCGAGTGGGAGGCGTCCCTACCCGATGCGCAGAAGCTCAAAGACGCGGGTCTCGGCGATCTGATCGCCGGCCCGCCCGACATGGAGCCGCTGGCCGCCCAGGCGCAGCACTGCTGGCAGTTCTGCGGCGGCTGGATGCCGGAGCGCTGGCCGCTCTACGCCCTGCTGCACGACGTTGAAGACTGGTCACTGCTTGTCGAGCTGATGGCCCACATCCGAAAGACCTTCGATGCCACTCGCCCAACTCACCATTGACCTGGTTGCCAAGGTCGCCACGTTTGAGAATGATCTCAAGCGCGTGGCCACGGCCGCCGAGGAGCAGTCCGGCCGCATGGCGCGCGCGCTCGATCTGGCCAAGACCGGCTTTGCCGGGCTGGCGGGCGCGATCTCCGTGGGCGCCATCACCACCTTCGTGCGCACCACCAATGACGCGGTGGACGCGCTCAACGACGTCAGCGACGCCACCGGCGCCAGCATCGAAAGCATCAGCGCGCTCGACGGTGTGGCGCGGCGCACCGGCGGCAACCTCGATCTGGTTGGCGGCGTGCTGGTCAAGTTCAACCAGGCGCTGGCCGACACCAACCCCAACAGTCCGGCCGCGCAGGCGCTGCAGGCCATCGGCCTGAGCGCCGAGGAGCTGCGCCGCATCGATCCCGCGCAGGCGCTGCAACGCACCGCGCAGGCCCTGCAGGCCTTCGAGGATGACGGCAACAAGGCCCGGGTGGTGCAGGAGCTGTTTGGCCGCTCCGTTCGCGAGGCAGCGCCGTTCCTGAAGGACCTGGCCGAAGCGGGCGAGCTGGTGGCCACCGTCACCGCCGAGCAAGCCGCCGAAGCGGACAAGTTCAACAAGGAGCTGTTCCGCTTCCAGACGCTGGTGGACGACCTCAACCGCGGTGCGGTCAGCCGCTTTGTGCAGTCGATCAATGAGGCGGCCGACGCCTTCCGCCGCGGCCGGGAGGAGGGCAAGGGCTTCCTGGAGATCGGCTGGGACCGGTACAAGGCCAACATCCGCGAGTTCTACGCCACCGACCCGGCCGAGCGTCTGCTGGCGGTCAACCGCGAGATCGACCAGGTGCTGCGCAACCAGGCCAGTGCCCGCGCTGACAACCGCGGCCGGTTTGACCAACGCCTGTCCGAGCTGCGCGCCGAAAAAGAAAGCCTGGAGGAGATCGGCCGCCTGCGCCGGCGGACCACGCTCGCTCAGGAGCCCGAAGACCGGCCCACGCTGAATCTGCCCACCCCGTCGGCCAACTCGATCGGCTACATCCAGGAGCAGCTCACCAGCCTGCGACGCCTGCGCGAAGCCGCCACGATCGGCTCGGAAGAGTTCAAGCGCCTGTCGGCCGAGATCACACGCTACGACGCGCAGCTCAAGGCGCTCAACGGCGGCACGTCGGACGGAGCCAAGGCCATCGAGCGCGAGGCCGAGGCCCGACGCCGGGAGGAGCTGCGGGTCGGCGAGCTGCGCAATCAGATCGCGGGTGAGCGGCGGCGTGAGGAGCAGAAGATCCTTAAGGGGATGGACGACTTGGTGGGCGACATCCTGCAGAAGGAGGAGCGCCGCCTGCAGGTGCTGCTCGACGCGACGCCCACCGCACAGCTGGAGCGTCAGCGTCAGGAGATGCAGCTGCTGGCCGATGCGTTGACCGATGGATTGATCACCGCCGAGCAGTTCAATGAAGCTGCTGCGACGCGTCTGGGTCTGGTGGCTGATCAGACCAAGAAGGCCACCAGCTTTGCCGAGGAGTTCGGCCTCACGTTCTCCAGCGCCTTTGAAGACGCGATCGTGCGCGGTGGCGATTTTCGGGACGTTCTGGCCGGCATCGAGCAAGACCTGCTGCGAATCCTGATCCGCAAGCAGATCACGGAGCCGCTTGGTGATCTGCTCAGCAGCGGCATCGGTGACGTGCTTGGAAGTCTCTTCGGCGGCAACACCGGCGGCTACATCGATGTACTGGGGAGCTTCGATGGTGGTGGCTACACCGGCAACGGTCCGCGCACCGGCGGCCTCGACGGCAAGGGCGGCTTCCTCGCGCTGATGCACCCCCGTGAAACCGTGATCGATCACACCCGCATGACGCCGGGCGGCGGCGCCACGACTGTCACCGTCAACCTGATCAACCAGGGCGGTGGCGGCATGGGTGTCGTGGGCCAGCGCCAGCGCACCAACCCCGACGGCAGCCTCACCGTGGACGTGATCGTCGATGTGGTGGAGGCGGCCATGGCCGATCGCGTGGGCGCCGGCAGCGGCTCCCTGTCTCGCGCGCTGGAAGGCCGCTTCGGCCTGCGCCCTTCACTCACCTGACGCCATGCCCGCCTTTCCTTCCTACGCCCGCGTGCTGGCCAGCGGCTTCAGCGAAGAGGCTCAGCCGGTGGTGCTGCGCTCCGACATGGAGCGTGGCGTTCCCAAGCAGCGCCGCGTGGCCGCCGATGCCCTGGTCACGGTGCCGGTCACCGTGCTGTTCACCAGCGCCGCCGACGCCGCCGCCTTCGAGACCTGGTTCTACAGCGATGCCCAGGCCGGCGCTGCCTTCTTCGACTGGGTGCACCCGCGCACGCGCCAGCTGGTCCAGGCACGCATCGTCGATGGCGACATCGGCACCCTACAGCCGCTGGCGGGCGCCTGGCGCGTGTCGCAGCGAGCCTTCCGGCTGGAATACCTGAGGCCTGCCCTGTGACGCTGTCGACCGCGGCCACCTCAGCCGTCCAGCGCGTCAGCGACCCGCAGGGCCTGCTCACGCTGCTCACGCTCACCGGCGGCGGCATCCCCGCGCCCGTGCGCTTGGTGAACGACACGCGCGAGCTGGTCAGCGCCGGCCAGACCTACCTCCCGCTGCCCTTCGAGGTCGTGCTGCCCAAGGAAGCCGCCAAGGAGGTGCCGCGCGCGCAGCTGCGCATGGACAACATTGGCCGCGAGCTGGTGGCCGAGCTGGAGGCGCTGGACCCGGGCGCCGAGCTGATGGCCACCATCTCGATCGTCTACCGGGCCACGCCCGATGTCGTCGAGTTCACCTTCACCGCGCCGCTGGGCGCCATTCGCGTGGATGCCTTCTCGGTCAGCGCCACCGTGGGCCCCACCGAGCTGATGCGCCGCCCGGCCGTCAACGTCCGCTTCGACCCGATCACCGCGCCGGGCTTGTTCCCCGACTGATCCGCTCTCTCCCATGACCGACACCTTGTTCGCGGCGCTGCAGCGCTACGTGGGCACGCCCTATCACGCCGGTACGTCCGACTGCGCCGACCTGGCCGCGCGCGTGCAGCGCGAGCTGTTCGGGCGCGAGATCGCCTTGCCGGCGCACGAGCAGCGCCCCGGCGGTGCTGCTGGCCAGCGCCGCCTGATTGCCTCGCTGCGCGACGAACTGGCGTTGCGGGTCGATGTGCCGTTCACCGGGTGTGGCGTGCTGCTGCTCGAGCCGGGCGCCTTCGCGCCGCTCTGGCACATCGGCACGGGCGCTATGCGCCAAGGCGAGGTCTGGGTGCTGCACAACAGCGAAAAGCTGCGCAGCGCGCACTTCCACCGCCTGAGTGACCTGCAGCGCTGGGGCATGCAGCTGGAGGGCTTCTACGCATGGAAGTGAGCCACTCCCGCGAGCTGGCGCTGGTCGTCACGCCGCACCCGGTCTCGCTGCAGGGCCAGCGCCGCCTTGAGGCGCCATGCGCCGCCCTGCAGCCCGGCGAAACCCTGGTCACGTTCCTCGCGCGCCATGGCGTGGAGCCCGGGCAGCAGTGGGTCGTCAGTCTGGGCGGCGTGGTGGTGCCTGAGTCCCACTGGGCGCGCGTGCGCCCGAAGCACGGTCACCTCATCGAGGCGCGGCGAGTGCCCGAGAAAAGCGTGCTGCGCCTGGTGGCGATCGCCGCGCTGGCGTACTTCACGCTGGGCGCCGGTGGCATCGGCGGCGGTGCGTTCCTGGGCTTCAGCGGAGCGGCGGGCAAGATCCTGGCCTACGGCGCCTTCCTCGCCGGCAGCCTCGTCATCAACAAGCTGCTGGCACCCAAGGTGCCCGGCCGCGCCGAGTTCTCCACCAATCCGACCTACAGCTTGAGCGCTGGCGGACGCAACCGCGCGCGCCTCTTCGAGCCGATGGCGCTCGTGCTGGGTGAGCCGTATGCGGTGCCCGATCTGGCGGCGCAGCCCTACACCTATTTCGCCAGCGGCGAGCAGTACCTCTGGCAGATCTTCCACCTCGGGCTCAATTGCGCCGACGTCGGGAGCCTGCGCATCGGCCAGACCGATCTGGCCCTGTACCAGGGCGTGACGGTGCTGCGCAACGGCCTGGCCAGCGGCAATGCGGCTTTCCCTGCGCTGGGCACCAGCGTCGACACGGTGTCCGGCGCGCTGCTCACCGCACCCAGCGGCACCGGGCCGTGGGTCACGCGGGTGAGCAGCGCGGCCACGGTGCGTCTGGCCATTGACCTGGTGGCCCAGCTCTTCAGCCTGAACAACGACGGCGGCATCACCAGCCGCAGCACGTTGGTGCAGGTGGAGTACCGGGAGGTCGGCAGCGGCACATGGCTTCCGTTCACGGATGCGATTGCCGAGGTGCCGGCCGTGACGCAGGAGGTGCAGATCGGGCAGCGCATCGAGCTGGGCACGTACACACGCGTGCTTGTGCCCGGAGTTCCTGCCGTGCCTGCGGGCCAGCTGCGGCTGAGCAACGCCGCCCAGAAGCCGCTGCGCATGACGATCGAGCGGGCGGTGCCGGCCGGCCAGTATGAGGTGCGTCTGCGCAAACTGGATGTGGACTACAGCGGCACGCAGGGCAGCAACCAGGTGGAGTGGAGCCAGCTGCGCAGCTTCCAGCAGGATCTGGCCAGCTACAGCGGGCAGGCGCGCCTGGCGGTGCAGATTCAGGCGACCGGCCAACTGAACGGCGCGCTCGATGAGCTCAACGCCATCCTGCGGGCCAAGCCCATGCCGGTCTGGAATGGCACGGCCTGGGTCACGGCGGTGGACCGCGCCACTGGCCTGTGCAACCCCGGCGCGCTGTTTCTGCTGTTGGCACGCGGCATCTTCGATGAGAACGGCCGCCGGCTGGCGGGTCTGGGCTACAGCGACAGCCAGATCGACATCGAGGGCCTGCAGCGCTTCATGGTGCGTTGTGCCGCCCGCGGCTTCCAGTTCGACCTGCACGTCCAGGAGACCATGAGCCTGCAGGACCTGCTCGATGCGATCGCCTACGCCGGGCTCGGCGAGGTGGCGTGGCCCGACGGAAAGATCGGCGTCGTCTTCTTCAGCGAAGACGACCCGATCGAGGGCGTCATCAACATGGCGTCGATCAAGGCCCGCACGTTCGCGGTGGACTACGAGACCGCGCCCACCGCCGACGAGATCGAGTTCCAGTACTTCGATCGCGCGCGCGGCAACACCTGGAAGAGCCTGCGCGTGACCGCGCCGGGCGTCACCAATCCGCGCGCCACAGCGCGGGTGCCGCTCACCGGTGTCACTGGCGAAGCCCACGCCGCGGTGCTGGCACGGTTCTCTATGGCGCAAAACGTGTACCAGCGCAAGTCGGTCACCTTCGAGCAGGACCTGGAGTACATGACGCTGCGCCGCGGGGCGCGCGTGGCGCTGAGCCACGACCTCACCCAGTGGGGCTACAGCGGGCGCCTGCACTCGGCGGCTGACGTGGCGGGACAGATCCAGCTGAGCCTGGACGAACCCGTGCCGGCCACCAACCCCACCGGCGGCAGCAGCCTGCGCTTCATCGGGCTGCGGCTGCCCGGTGAGCGCCAGTTGCGTGTCTTCAGCGTGGCCAGCGTGGCCGGCGATGGGCGCACCGTCACGCTGGCCGACGCGTGGCCGGTGGGCGTGCCGCTGCCCGGCCACGCGGCCGACAACCCGGCGCATGACACCCTCTGGATCTACGACTTCAAGGCCGTGCCCGGCCAGACGCTGCGGGTGGCGGCGATCGAGCCCAGCGCCACCGGTGCCCGCGTCACGCTGGTGCCGGAGTCGGCGGAGTTCTGGGACTACACGTTCACCGGCGCGTACACCCCGCCGCCAAACACCAGCCTGCTGCGTCCGCCGCCGCTGATCGACGATGTGCTGGTCAGCGAGGAGCTGGCGCGGCAGGGCAACACCTTCTACACCGAGCTGACCATCAGCTTTGGTGTTCGCGGCGCTTTCCTGCGGGCCGAGTTGTGGGGTGCGGTGGGGCAGGGCGACAACCAGCCCGAGCTGGTGCGGCTGGCCACGAGCACCAGCCAGGCGCTTTCCTGGCGCGGCGGGCTGGATGAGCGCTGGCACCTGGAGCTGCGTGTGTTTAGCGAGATCCACCAGGCCGAGCCGTTCCGGCTCATCTACGACGTGGTGGGCCTGCGCGCGGCGCCGCCGGCGTTTGATGTGTTCAGCGTGCTCGCGCAGCCGGATGGCACCCGCCAGATCAACTTCGGCTACACCACCACCCCAGCGCCGGCCGACTGGCTGGGCGCCGAGATCCGGTATCTCGTGGGCAGCCACACCACGCCGGCTTGGGAATCCATGGTGCCGCTGCAGGTCGAGCGCACCCACTACACCGCCAGCCCGATCGAGGTGAATCAGCTGCTCAGCGGCGTGCACACGTTTGCGGCCCGCAGCATCGATACCTCAGGCAACGCCAGCGCGCTGCGCTACTTCCAGCTCGATCTGCCACCGCGCCGGCTGGGCAACGTCGTCGCCGAGTTCGATGAGCTGTCGGACGGATGGCCCGGCCAGCTGTCGGGCTGCGAGGTCAACACGGCCACAGGCTCGATCGAGGCGAGCAGCACCACCAGCTGGTCGGCGCTCACCAGCTGGGATGCCTGGACCCGCTGGAGCCAGTCGGCCGTCTCCCCGATCAGCTACGTCTCGCCGGTGCGCGACATGACGTCGGTGCTCACGTTCCTGGTGGATGTGCAGGCCACCGTCGCCGGCGTTCCGACCATCGAGGTGCGGTCCAGCGAGACCAGCGCCGATCCCGCGGCCAACCCGGCCGAGTGGACGGCGTGGGGCCCGGCCGATGCCCGCGTGTCAGGTCGCTACCTGCAGGTTCGCGTCTCGGTGGCCAGCTCAGGCGCCGCGCCGGTGGCCGGGATCAGCGCCGTGAGCTACGTGGTGAGCGCGCCGCTTACCACGGAGTACCTCAACGACGTGGCGATCGCCTCGCTGGGAGCGCCGCATCGGATTGCGGTTGGGGATGTGCGCATCCCGCTGGCCAACACCTACGGCACCTTGCTCGAGCTGCAGGTGGTGATCCAAGACGCCAGCGCCGGCGCGTGGACGTGGCAGCTCATGGACAAAAACCTCAGCCTGGGCCCGCGCGTGCGATTCCGCCTCAACGGCACGCTGGCTGACCCCGCCCTCGTGGACTTCATCGTGAAAGGCTTCTGACCATGACCTGGCCCACCGGTGCCATTCCCACCACCGCCCTCGATCAGGGCACCGACGTGCCCCCGCGGGCGGTGTTCCTCGACTGGGCGATCAAGTTCAACCAGCTGATCTCGCACGTCTCGGCGTTCATGCAGCCCTTGCTGGAGTCGACCGACGCGCCCGCCGCCCGGACGGTGCTCGACGTGTACAGCCGGTCGCAGGTAGACGCTGCGGTGCAGGCGGCCGTGCCGGCCAGCACCATCGCCTACTTCCCCCGCACGACGCCGCCCAACGGATGGCTCAAGGCCAACGGCGCTGCGGTCAGCCGCACCACCTACGCGGCGCTCTTCGCCTCGATCGGCACCACGTTTGGCGTGGGCGACGGCACGACCACCTTCAACCTGCCAGACCTGCGTGGCGAGTTCGCGCGCGGCTGGGACGACGGCCGAGGGATCGACGCCGGCCGCGCGCTCGGCACCGGCCAGGCCAGCGCCAACCTGTCCCACTCGCACTCGATGACAAGCGCCGGCGACCACCTGCACTCGACCGGCATTGGCGCCACGGTCTCGGCGGAAAGCTTCTTCAACACGGCGGTGCTGGTGCGCAGCGCCGGCACCACCAACACCGGCACGGCCGGTGCCCACACCCACACCATCAACGCCGACGGCGGGTCCGAGGCCCGGCCTCGCAACGTCGCGTTGCTGGCCTGCATCAAGTTCTGAGGCCGACCATGCAGATCTACCACTACGACCCCGCCACCGGCGTATACACCGGCACGGGCCTCGCGGATCCCGATCCGCTCGATGAAGGCAACTGGCTCGTCCCAGCGCACGCCACCACCCGCACCCCGCCGCCCGTTCAACCTGGCCAGCGCGCCGTGTTCGATCCGGCGCTGGCGGTCTGGACCCTGCAGGCCGACGTGCCCGGCGCGCCCCCGCCGGAGCCGGGTCCGGTACCGCTGCCTCAGCAGCAGGCCGCGGCCGTCCGAGAGATCGACGGCACGGTGGACGCCATCTATGCCGCCGTGATCGGCAACCGCGCCCAGGAGTACCTGGCCGCCGAGCAGGCGGCGCGCAGCTTTGCCGCGGCGCAGTTTGCCGGTCCGGTGCCTGAGCCGGTGGCCAGCTGGGCCGACGCCAGCGGCATGACGTCGCAGGCTGCGGCTGAGGACATCCTCGCCCAGGCGGCGGCTTGGACGTCGGCGCGCGATCTGATGCGTCGCCAGCGGTTGCTGCACAAGCGGCAGGCCCTGCAGGCGCCCACAGCGGCCGCGCTGGGTGTGGTGCTGGGCAACTGGCGCGCCTTTGTCGTGCAGCTGCGCTCGATGCTGGAGGCCTGACATGAAGCTGGCCATCGTCCACGGCGATCCCCGCCGCAAGCTCAGCGCGCGCCTCACTCTCTGGTTCACCGGCTCCACCGCCCACCACTGCGGCTTCGTCGATGAGTCCGACGGCACCTTCTTCGACATGAACCTGCTGCCGCGCAAGGTGAGCTGGCCACGTTACGGCCCGCCGGTGAAGTGGGTGGTGCTGTACGACGTGCCAGCCCTCACGCGCGAGCACTGCGAAGCGTTCCTCAAAGCGGACAGCACGCAGGTCTACGGCGTGTGGGACTACCTGCTGTTCGGGCTTCGACCCATCTACCACCTGCTCGGGCGCAGCACCCGCAACGCCGGCGGCGTGATCTGCAGCGAGCTGTGCGCGATGTGGCTGCGTCGCGTGGGTTACCCAGCGCCCACCCACCCTGTACCGAGCCCGGCTGACATCGAGCGGTGGGCGCGCATGCACTTGATCCCCCTGCCCTGAGGAGACCCATGCCTGAACCCACCACCACCACCGCCGCGGCGACGCTGGCCACCGCGCCCGCGGCCGTCTCGGTCATCACCGCCTTTGGCGTCAACCTCGGTTTGCGCCCCGATGTGCTGGTCGCAGGCTTTGCCGGCGCGCTGGTGGCCATCATCCTGCTGTCCACCGTGCCGCCCGAGGGCGACACCTGGCAGCACCTGGTGCGAACCACGCTGAGGCGCATGCTGGTGGCGCTGGCCAGCAGCCTGACCGCCGGCTACCTCACGCCCATGGTGATGCTGGCGATCGCCATGCCCGATCCACTGATGCTCGGTGTGGCGTTTGGTCTTGGCGCCGGCGCCCAGAAGGTGCTGCGCTGGGCGATCGAGCGGGTCAACCCGCTCGATGTCGATTCCCAGGGGGGTGCGCGATGAACGAAGTGCTCCTGATCCTCCATGCGCTCGCTGGTGTGGTCGTGCTGGCCGAGGCGCTCAACAAGCTCGAGCGGGTCAACCTGCTGCAGCAGCCTGCCGGCTCGCGCACCTGGTGCGTCGAGCTGCTCAAGGCGCTGGCGTGGTGTCTGCTGGCGCTCGGGGCCGGCGGCGCGGTCGCGGCGCCCGGCTTGCTGTGGCTGGGCGTGTCACCCAACGATCTGAGCTACTTCGCTCGTCTGGAGCGGCCCACGCTTGACCAGGTGTGCGTGATGGCTGGCTTTGCCGTGCTGATCGTGCGCACCCGCGTGAAGGAGGGCTGACCGATGACCCGTCTGTCCCCCCACTTCACCCTCGCCGAACTGACGCGAAGCAGCACGGCCGAGCGCCTGCGTCTGGACAACACGCCCCCGCCCGATGTGTTGCGCGCTCTGCAAAGCACCGCCGACATGCTGGAGCGGATCCGCGCCACCCTCGGCGTGCCGGTGATCGTCACCAGCGGATACCGGTCGCCAGCCGTCAACGCAGCCGTCGGCGGCGTCACCAGCTCAGACCACCTGGCTGGCCAAGCGGCCGACATCGTGTCCCCTGCCTATGGCACGCCGCACCTGGTGGCCACCACGCTGGTGCCGCTGCTCAGCACGCTGGGCATTGGCCAGATCATCCTGGAAGGCATCCGCGGCAAGCAGTGGGTGCACGTCAGCACCAGGCGCCCAGTTAAGCCCATCAACCGCGTGCTGACCATCACCGACGCGGGTGCCCGCGTCGGCATCCATCGACTCGCATGAGCGCCATCGCTGCCCTCTTCAACGTGCTGCCGGGCTGGGTGTGGGCGCTGATGTGCGCTGGTCTGGCGACATCAAACGCGGTGAACCACGACCGCCTGCTTCGCGAGCGCGCCGCCCATGCCGAGACCCGTTCCGCCCACGCCGACGCGGAAGGCGCCGCCCTCCGCGAGATCCAGCGCGAACTTGCTCGCCAGATCCAGCTTGTCCAAGGAGCCCAAGATGCCTATCAGACCCAGCGCCAGGCGGTCCTGGCCCTTCGCGATCGCCTGCGCGCTGCTGATCAGCGCCTGCGCGACCAGCAAACCGACCTCGACGCCCGCATCGCGGCCGCCAGCGCCGAAGGTCTCCGTCGATATGCCGCGGCCGCCGGCGGCGATCTTGCTCGATGTCGAGCAGACGTTGAGCGATTTGGACTCGAGGCAGCAGCGTGCTCGGCAGCTGCTCACGCCTTGAAGGACAACGTCGAGGCGCTCACCCGACCGCCCTGACAGCAGGTTGTCTCCTCGATCAGGTTCGCCTGACGTTCACCCCCTCCGGCTTCGGCTGGAGGGGGTTTATTTTTTCCAGACGCCCAGCTCCATCAAAAGCCAGGTGGGGGCGCTAAGGAGCACATAGATCAGACCGCCGAAGCCTGCAATCATGATCGGAATCCCAACGATGAGCAGCGCAAGAAAGCCGAACTTACCCGTTCTAGAGGCAAGGCGGTCGATGGTGATGAAGGTCAGCGCCAGTCCGCCAACTGTTGCAGCGATGGGCGCGACACCGTACAGAAAGGCGGAAAGAATCAACAGAGCAAACACCAGCGCGACCGCGCCGCCTATCCAGTCCCAGATAGATTTCACCGTTGCCGCTCCCTGGGCTGAATTTTGAGGTTCTCCGCTCTCGCTGGCATCCAGTAAGCGCACCCGGAGTCGGGAAGGGCGTGCACGATCTTCCCGTCGAGACACCACACCGCGGCCGCGCCCGCCACCCAGCCGCCGAAGTACTTGCAGCGGATGCAGGGGCGGTCTGGGGCGGCCGACAGGGTCGAGTGCATTTGCGTCGGACTTTTGGTCTTAACGCCAGCTGGAGCCCTTGAAGTGGTCATTCATCGGTGGCTTTATCCGATGGATCAACTCTCGCTCGACCAGGTCGCGCTCAGCTTGGCTTGAGATCATCGTGGCAGCTACCTCGTAAGAGCCCCGTCGGCGCGCTTCTTGCCATCGCTCGTGGCTTGGCAGACGCTTGCTGAAGTCGTCGGTCTGGCCGACGTAATCCGGCCGCCAAGCGCCTGACACCAGTCTCACGCCAAAAGCGTAGACGCCGGCGACCGCTTTCCACTGACCTTCCTTGGGGTAGGCGTGGAAGTCGTACGTTTTGCCGTTACTGGCTGTGAAGGAAAAGGCAAGTCCCATGAAAAACCTTTCGTAATGGGAATTGCTGACCGCTCCAGCTGCTTGGACCTATGGCAAGATTGTGTTGCGGGAATCTGCACACAGATTCAGCACCCCCGGTCAGCCGATTGGGGTTGAAAGACCGGGTTGCAGCCCGGTCTTTCTTTTTCTGGCGCGGCCATGATACCGGCGCTTCTTGGTGCGCCACAAGGCGGTACCTGTAGCGTTTCCGTTCCGACTTTTCTGCCGTGACGCGAGGTCGATTCGGTGATACCGAATTGATACACACGCAGCGTCTACAGAGGAAAGCGATCCATTGAACTATGGCGGCCGTGGAGAAATTTTAGCCCCCTGATATTGCGGCGCTATAGTGCGGCTGTTCTCCGCTGTATCGCCGCATTATTCCTTGAGTGATACCGGAGTGATACGGTATCACTGCCATGGCATCGATCATTCAGGTCAAGGGCAACTGGCGGGCGCTGGTGCGTCGCAAGGGGCACCCCACATTCTGTCAGACCTTCCCCACGCAAGCCCAAGCGAAGGCGTGGGCGCGGCAGATCGAGGCCGACATCGATCGTGGCCAGGCGCCCAAGGCCGAGCTGGTGATGGGCCACCGCGTGCTGGTTTCCGACCTCATCGACACGTACAGACGCCTGCGATCGAAGTCTCGGCCGATCGCTGACGACTCCAACGAGCACTACATGCTGAAGGCGCTCGAGCGCGGGCTGGGCTCGCTCGACGCGGCGCGGCTGCAGGTGGCCGACTTGGTGGGCTACTGTGAGGCCCGCCGGGAGGGTGGCGCGGGGCCCTACACGATCAACATGGACATCGGCAAGCTCGGCACAGTGCTGCGCCTGACAGCCGCCCACCTGAAGCTGCAGCTGCGCGATGTGGTGGATGAGGCGCGTCCCTTGCTGAAGCACATGGGTCTGATCGGCGGCGGTGGGATGCGCGAGCGTCGCCCGTCGGAAGACGAGCTGGTGCGCATCGTTGATTGGCTGGAGGTCAACCGCGGGCGCGTGTATGCGGATGCGGTTCGGTTTGCCGTGGCCACCGCGATGCGCCGTGGCGAGATCGTCCGGGTGTTGTGGGCCGACGTGGATGCCCAGAAGAAGCTGCTGCTGGTGCGCGATCGCAAGGACCCGCGGCAGAAGGTGGGCAACGATCAGTGGGTGCCGCTGCTCAACGGAGCCTGGGAGTTGCTGCAGGCCCAGCCCGAGCCGCGCGAGGAGCGGATTTTTCCGCTGCACGAGCAGACCATCAGCAAGTACTTCAAGCAGGCCTGTGACGCGCTGGGCGTGCCTGACCTGCACTTCCACGACCTTCGGCACGATGGGATCTCGCGCCTCTTCGAGCAGGGCTTCGACATCCCACGGGTGGCGCTGGTGAGCGGCCACAAGAGCTGGAACAACCTCAAGCGGTATGCAAACCTGAGGCCCGAGGATTTGCACCATGGACCTGACGGGCCTCCTCGCGCCGGCGATCCAGGTACTCCGCCACGTCCCTGATGTCGGCCCATCGCTTGTTGCCGTCCACGTAGGTCGGGATCTCGAAGCTGTCTTCGCTGATCTTGCGGCGGATGTTAGGTGGGGTGGTGTCGAGAATGACCGCCAGGCGCTCCAGATCGACGCGCAGGCCGTACTTTTCGATCAGCACCATTTGGGTGAGGATGCTCATGCGATCCTCCAACTGACTCGGGGACCTTCCCAAGCTCGAGTGAAAGTAGGCCCGTAGGCGCCGCAGTTCGACGATCGGGCCGAACGCTGAAGTTTGAACATGGTGTGAGCCATACTCTGGCGTCGAATGTATGGCCTGGTGTTTTTGGAGTTAAACATGGCAACTCCTGATACAGGAATCGATTGGCCAGCCTGGGTGCAAGCAGTTGGTACGGTTCTCGCACTCTTTATGACAGGCGGGTTGGCTTGGTGGGAGGCGCATCAGCGAAGGCGTGACAGCGCCGCTGGCGCCGCTGATCGGTTGGAAGCTAGGGTTGCCGTTATCGCGTTTGCAGCCGAACAGATACGGTCTTACGTGGAAGCTCACCAGCCGGAAGACAAGGGAGCTCGGTTTTCTCCCGGAGCTTCCTATAAGGCATCTAGATTCCTCATTGCTTCCGCCCGAGAAGTTTCCTTTGTGGATATGCCAACGCCAAAGTGTGTGCAGGGGTTGGCTGTCGTTCAAGCAGCTCTTAACAACATTGATGACCTGCTGGGTGCATTTGGCGATCACTGGTTGCACGCGACTGAGCTTGCGCAGATAGAAAAAAAGCTCAAAGGACTGGAAGAGGCAGTAGAACTGTTGCGCGGAGAGGTGAAGCGCTTGCGGCAATAGCTCGTAGTCTTCGGGCAATACAAGCTGACCGGCTTCGGATATTGCTCGCGACTCGGTCGTTGCAGAGATAGGTCTGAATCTGTGACTCATAGGTCAATGACCTCCACGTCGTGCGCCTGGCGTTGGCCAGCGAGGATTTGTTGAATGCGGCGCTCGGTGAGGCGGTGTGCCTGGATGACGATGCGGGCGGGGAGCTGGTCCAGCAGCTCGGCGTAGTCCTCGAGCACGGCGCGCACGGCCTGGATGCCGGCGGCGTTGAGCCGCAGGGGTTGGCCTTGGGCGTGGCGCCGCCCGGCCGCGGCGAGGGCTGCCACAGCGTCATCAAGCAGGCCGCTGGCGTCTTCGGACACGCCGAGCTGGCGGATGAAGGTCTCCATCAGATTCACGGCGTCGCTGCAGACGCGCCAGTCGTCGATCGTGGGCTGCTGGGCGCGCTCAATCTGCGCCAGCCCGAGCCACATGCGGGTGAGCTGGTGCACGCGCTTGGCCTCGGGCAGCGGCTCGGTGGGGCTGGCCAGTAGCACGTCGAGCATCCGGTAGGTGTGGACGGGTGGGCGGCGGCGCTTCATGCGTGCTCGTGCGCCTCGCCGGCGTCGCTGTGGTCCGTCTCACCGCGGCCGTCGTCGGCCGCGGTTTCTTGGCTCTGCATCGCTTCAGCGATGCCTTGCTTTGCTTCGTCGGCGCTCAGCCGCTGGCCAGCGGCCGGGCTGTTTTTCCCGGGCTTGCCCTTCCGCGGTTTCGGAGCTTGCGCAGCAGAGGGGAGGGGTTCGGACGCCTTCTCCAGCTCGGCGAAGGCCGCGCGCATATCGGCCTGCACCTGGTTGCGGATGGCCGCCAGATCGATGCCCAGGCGCTCGGCACATGCCTCGATCATGGGCGCGCGGTCGATGTAAACCCGCGCGCTGTTGTTCCACTCGAACGAAGCGTCGCGCTCGTACTCCAGGCAGAGCTGCAGCAGGGTCAGGCCTGGGTTGGCGGGGGACGATTCGATGGCCTTGAGCGCCTGGGTCTCTTCATACCACTCGACATCTTGGGAGCCCAGCAGCTGCTCAAGGGCTGAGGTGTCTGGGTCATGGCAAGTGGTGTGGAACAGGATCGCGCGCAGCATGCCGAGCTCGAAGCGGTCGATCTCGCCGGCTTTCACGCGCGGCACGATGGCGTCCACAGCCAGACCGCGCCAGCGCTCGTGGTACTCGCAGGTCAGCGCTTCCTTCTTGCGCTCCAGCTCTCGGGCTTGTGCGCGGGCCTTCTGTTCGGCGGCTTCCTCTGGCTTGGTCTGCTGGCGCAGCTTCTCGTACACCGCCCGCGCCACCTCCTCGGGGATGACCTCGATGGGCGTCTGGGTGTGCGGGTCGACCAGCAGCGCGGTGTGTTCCTTCAGCTCTTTCGGCGAGAGCTGCTGGCGCAGCGAGGTGGTGGCGCCTTCGCCGAGGTCGATGGTCTTGTCCAGCGATTCGTAGCCGCGCAGGTGCGTGTAGGGGCCTGAGCTAGGGTAGGGCTTCACCTTCGCCGCCTCCTCGCCCTCGATCACGGTCAGCCCGCGTTTGCGCGCTGCGGCCACCACCTGCTCGGTATGCGCGTCGATCTTGTCGTGGAAGCAGGTCGTGTCGGTGCAGATGTCGGCGCTGTCCACGTCGTGGAACAGCTCCGGGTTGGCGCCCGTGCGCTTGGGACACTGTTGGCACGAGCCGGCCGCGGGCAGCAGCTGGGCATCCGCCGTGTTGAAGACCGCGGTGTCCAGGCGCAGCATCAGGTTGGTGCGAAGCCACGTCTGCGCTGCACGGGCGCTCAGCGTCTCGCCCTGGTGGTTGGGGTGGGTGAACTCCTTCAGCGCGCGCAGCTGCAGCTTGTGGGTCGGCACGCGGGCCAGCATGAGGGCCTTGCTGGCATCGAGCTGGCCAGCGCGCACCGCGTCGCGCGCTTCCGGGCATAGGTCGAGCAGCTTCAGGCGGCCGTACACGTAGCTGCGGCTCTTGCCGATCTTCTCGGCCACCTGGTCGGCGGTCAGGCCGCTGGCCTTCATCAGCTGCTCATAGCCCTCGGCCTCCTCCAGCGCGGCGAGGTCGTCGCGCTGCAGGTTCTCGATCACCTGGATCTCCAGCGCCTCGGCGTCGGTCAGCTCGCGCACGATCGCGGGGATCGTGGCCTGCTCGGCCATGATGCAAGCGCGCAGCCGGCGCTCGCCGGACACCAGCTCGTGGGTGGGCAGCGGGTTGCCGTCGCCGCGGTGGCGAAAGGTGTCTTCCGCGCGCGAGCCGGGCAGGGGCCGCACCAGCACCGGCGTGTGCAGGCCGCTGACGCGGATGCTCTCGGCCAGCTCGGCGAGCTTGACCTGGTCGAAGGTCTTGCGCGGGTTGGTGAGGCTGGCCGCGATGAGGTTCGGCGCGATCTGGATCAGTTGAGCGGTCATGGCTTGATTCCTTGGGTGATGAGGTAGGCCAGCAACGTGGCCTGCTGGCGGGTGAGGGTGATCTCGACGTCGCCCTGCTCGATGCGCAGCGACCCGTCGGTGAAAGCGCCGGCCCGAAAGTGGTCGGGACTGCGGGATGTGCTCGGCAGCGCGGACGCAGGTCGACGGGCTGCGAACACGATCGGTGGCCTATCTGGTCCGATGTGCAAGCGATCGTCGGGCTCGTGGTCGTCTGGCAGGGGCTCAGGCGTCCCGTCGCCAAGGCTCCAGCGCACGATGTGTCCATCCCGCCGGGCTTTCAAGGCACCCCGCTGGCGGGCGTGTGCAAGGAGCGGCGCGATGAGCTTGCGATCCTGGCCAAGCGCTTCGGCCAACTCGGCGCTGCTGAACTCGGTCCCCATCGGCCGCTCCGAGAGGAAGGCAACAACGCGCGCGGGGAGCGTTCCCGGCTGTGGGATGTAAGGCTTCGCGCTCATGACCGCCCCCGACTCCACCGCGCTCGGTACACCCACATGGCGGCCACGATGCCGAAGGGCCCACCGGCGAGGTAGGCGGCGATCTCCACGCCGCTGGCGTCAGGCGCGAGCTTGAACAGCACCAAGTTGCAGGAGCCAATCACGGCGCTGTTGAGGAAGGCGCCGAGGTAGTGGCCGTTGTTCACCAGCTGACTCTGCAGGCCCAGCGCGAACACCAGGCCGAAGGTGCTGGCCAGCAGCAGCAGGGCGCTCATTCGCCGCGCTCCCGCACGTCGCGCGCGCGCTGCCGGATCTCGGGCGTGGCCTGATAGCCCAAGGCCTCGGGGTGGGTGAGGTCCTTCAGGAACTCGACCGTCGGGTTGTAGCCGTACACCACCTCAACGCCGCCGCCGCGGGCGGTGTTGACCATGCCCAGGGCGGTGGACTCGGCCAAGGTGAGCGGCGCGCCGCGCTGCGGGGCGGCCATGTTGGTGAATGCGCGCAGGCCGTGCGCGGTGTGCACCAGCGTGATGTGGATCGGTTGATGGGGATTGGCGGGCGGCGTGGCCGCCCCGATGGGGGAGCTCATGGTGTCCTTTCAGGAGGAGGGGGTCAGTCGTCGCGGTCGCCGGCGGCGGCCCGCTTGTGGTCAATCACGCCCAGCACTGGCGGGCGCAGCCGGGCCGTCGCTCGAAGCGGCGCCGCGGGGGCCTGCACGCGGCAGGCACTGCGCGCCAGCTGGCCGGCGTACAGGCGCACCAGCCGCGCGCGCACCGGGTCACACAGCGTCTCGGCCAGCGTGGCAGGCCAGTACGGCCGGCGCAGCAGCTGCCAGGCGCGCTGCAGGTGCTCGTCGAGCACATCGGGCCGGGTGCCAGACGCGGCGGGCATTGCATGTCACCGGAGCTGGGCGAGCAGCGAGGCCAAGGCCACGCCGATCGCAGCAAGCACACCGAGCACGGCGACGTAGGCAATGGCCACGGCCAGGCCGATCGCCGCGCCCTGCAGGAACTCCACGCCACGGCGCACCCACCCCCGCCAGCCGGCCGGGTAGCGCAGCGTGGGGAACAGCCGATCGGTGGTGTGGTGCTCGAAGCGGCTGTTGATCAGCCGGTGGACCGGGATGCTGGTGGTGGGCTCGTACAGACGTGTGCACTCGCCGCAGCGCTCGCGGCTTTGGCACACGCCCAGGGCGCTGCACGAGCGCTCTCGCACGCGGGCGATCACAGCCCGTCTCCCTGCGCCACCATGGGCGCATCCACCCGGCACACCAGATCGCCTTCGGTCGTCCACAGCGCGCGCGCCTGCGGGCCCAGTTCCGAGCGGCACAGCGCGAGGGCCGCCTGGTCGCGATCGCGCTCCAGCGAGGTCTGGTAGTCGATGTCGTCAAGCGCGGGCCCCAGCAAGAGCAGCGCACAGAGGGCGAGGCCGAGCAGCCAGTTGGTGGCGGTGTTCACGCAAACACCTCGACGGCCTCGTCGTCCTCGATGCGCTCGACGCTGGCCACCACGCCATGGACGGTGGCGGCGGCGGTCAGCTCGGCTTCGTTGGCGCTGCGCGCCTTGACGCGGATGGAGGGCAGGGCGCCCGATTCACAGGGCTGCGGGACGCCCTGGTTGTCCTTGGGGTGGTAGTGGCAGCGGTAGCTGCGCGAGGGGAGGCTGTGCACCGTGTTCTCCTCGGCCGGGAGGGCCGTGGAGAAATATTAGTCAGACTCAGCATCAGGTGTCAAGTCAGACTAATAACGATCGTCGGAACATGCTTAAAAGCAACAGTCGGACTTATCGCGACGGACTTGCCGAGAGCGGGTTGCGGGTTTGCACGTCCCTCATCCAAAGTACAGACGACCCGCGCGGCCGTATACGATCAAGGTACTCAAATCTATGGAGGATCGAATGCGCGTTCTGTTGGGTGTTCTGGCTGCGGCTGTGCTGGCGGGCTGTGCTGGCAAGGTGGACTATCTGCG